TATTGGATGCACGTAAAAAGGATGATATTCCAGTCATTCGATTTAATGCACCTGAAGGTTGGGATAATTTCGAGCAGGTCAGTGAAGATACACGTAATGCCGAAGTACTAGAGTTTTTCAATGAAAATCTAAAACCTTTATTAGAAAAATTAAATCCGAAGATTAAAAGTTATTATGGTCTAGACTTTGCGCGTAAAAAAAACGCCTGTTCATTTTGGCTTTTAGCTGAAGAACAAAACATGAAAAAGACTTGTCCCTTTGTCTTTGAAATGTTTAAAACGCCTTATAAGCAACAAGAAGAATTTTTAAAGTTGATTGTGGCAATGTTACCCAACTTTAGCAAAGGCGCACATGATGCTGGCGGAAATGGTGGCTTCTTAGCTGAAGCAATGCAAGTCCAATTCGGTGACCGTATTGAAGCAATTATGCTGACAGATTCATGGTATCGAGAACATACACCACATTTTAAAGCTGCACTTGAAGACGGTGATATTGTCAATATGCCCGCAGATCAGGACATCATTGAAGACCATCGCGCTTTTATTATGATCAAGGGTGTGGCGCGTATTCCCGCAACTGGATCAAACAGCAATAATAAAGACCGTCACGGTGATAGTGGTATTGCACATTTATTGGCTGATTATGCGAGTAAGAACCCATCTACACCGATTGAATTTATTGCACTTCCTTCCCATGAGCAAATGGAAATGAACCCTGAAGATTTTGATTGGGTTAGTGATGTAGGATGTCTTTAATGAGTATAAGATTTAATCATCCACTGATATGGTTGGTTTTCATGATCAGGAATTTTTTCATCAATTGTTAACAAGAGACTTTGTATTTGTGGAATATCATATAAGTCAGTGTAGTTAAAATTTAAAAATATTTTTTTAGGGAAGTAGCTTAAATCTTCATTGGTTATAGGAATCATAATATTAGTTCTATAATTTACATTAATATCGCCATCAACTATAGAAAATTTTTGATGAGTTAAAATATGATTTTCCTCCATATCATCTAAACTATAAAGAAAATACAAACTTCTGCATAAAGCTCTACTATTCTTAAAGCTTAAATGAATATGTAGTTGTATTTCATTATTCAACCTATGTGTTGCTAAAGTAATTTGATCAATATGAAAGTAAGGTTGAGCTTGAAGAGTTTCTAATTTTATTTGACGTTTATCTTTGTTTTGAATTAGAGCCAACTCATCTTTAGCAGCGGCAACTAATATTTTTTGCTGCTCAACATTGTTTTTTAGCTCATCAGCTTGTAAACGCAGAGCTATTGTATTTTGTTTAAGTTCCTCACCTTGTTGCTTATATCCAAATACTAACCACATAAAAGCTAATGGTGCAAAAGTACCAGCTAAGAAATCTCCCCATTCATTAGGTTTCATTTCTTTTATTTCTGGAATGTTACCAAGTCCCAAAATTAATATAGAAATTAAATATAGGAAAGATACAAATACCAAGGGTAAAATTTTGGAATATGTTTTAATTACAGACATGTATCAATTTCCATCTTATTAGAAGGTTATAAAAATAAGGTGATAAATCTTATTAGAGTAAGATTCATCACCTTTAGTAAATGCACTACCACAGTAAAAGCCTTGTCAAACTATACAGATTATCTTCAAACCACCAGAAATTGAAATTATTTTGCAGTTGTTGAAATAATCAAAATCAATATAATATTAATTTTGTCTACGAGCTATTCTTCGTTGTTGCGCATTTTGAACACGAGCAGGCTCTGTATAAACTCTCTCTAGTAGAATATAAGTAAAGTCTAGCAGATCTGCAGCATCATCTTTAGTTAATGTGCCATCGTGTGCAGCATCATTACCGTCATCTTTTATACCTCTAGATAAGTCTTCTAAATCTCTAGGTAAAATATTTTTACTAAATATCCAATTCAACCGACTATGTATAGATTTATTATCATTAGCTGATGGACTTAAATTATGATTTTGAACAAGAATATGTTTTGTTGTGATATCTAGACAAAGTCTAAACATGGCTCCTGATGCATTGAAACAACCTATAGCAAAACATTTAGCAGCTTCATTAAAAATTTCCTCAATATCGGAAGGAATATATTCTGGTGGAAGTTCTGCATTTGGTAAAATTGGAGAATAATTAAATTCGTCAAACCAACCAGAAATATCTACATGTGTGTCTAAAAAATTTTTGATACTAACAAACACTCCTTGAGGGTTACTAGTATTGAGTCGCTTTAAAGTAGAATGTTTAAGTAATTCAACTTCAGCATTAACACTAAAGGATTCAGAACAAACTCTACAAGTTGAAAAAAGAACCCAACTAAAATATTCAATAGATGAAGGTCTTAGAGTGTGTCCTTTAACATCAAATGTGCTTTTTTTAGCATTACAGCTTGGGCAATCAAAAACAAATGTACTCATTCACAATTCTCACTGGAATCATTTCCGTCTTATTAGAAAGTTATAAACATAAATAATAAAACGAGGCGACGAACCTTGTTAGAGCAAGATCCGCCTCCTTTGGTAAGCGACTACCGCAGGCAAAGCCTCGCACCCTGTACAGGATAAATAGAGGCTATCAGAAAATGAAAAGCTTTTGCAGTAGGTGAAATGATGAAAACTAAACCAATTGTTCCATGGTTAGGTGGTAAACGTCGTCTGGTGTCGCAACTGATTCAAAAAATGCCTGAACATAAATGTTATGTGGAGCTATTCGCTGGTGGCGCAGCACTGTTTTTTATGCGAGAACAACCTTCAAAAGTTGAAGTGATTAATGATGTAAATGGCGAGTTGGTGAATCTCTATCGAGTTGTTCAACATCATCTCGAAGAGTTTATTCGTCAATTTAAGTGGGCAATTATAAGTCGTCAAATGTTTGAATGGTTGAAAGCAGCCAGTACTGATTTAATGACTGATATTCAACGTGCAGCTCGTTTTTATTATCTGCAACATACTGCATTTGGTGCAAAATCTTCTGGTCAAACATTTGGCACAGCGACGACATCAAAAGCACCGAGTTTCTTGCGCATTGAAGATCAATTGACCGAAGCTTACTATAGGCTCTCAGGTGTCACAGTTGAAAACCTAAGTTGGGATGATTGCTGGACGAAGTATGACCGACCTCATAGTTTTATGTATGCTGACCCACCTTATTGGAAATTGGCGGGGTACGGGGTTGAGTTTGGATGGGATCATTATTTAAAGATGGCTACCTTAATGAAAACCTGTCAAAGCAAAGTCATGTTGTCAATCAATGATCATCCAGACATTCGAGATGCTTTTGCTGATCTTAAAATCAGTACCACAAAAATTAATTACACTGTGGGCAACTCTGGCGCTGGTCGGGAACAAAAACAGGAATTAATCATCACCAATTACTAAGCGGTGGCTTTTGTAGATTTATAAATCTTTATAAAAGTGATTTATGCGCTTTAAAGATGATTCAGCATAAATGACGCATGCTTTCTCTTTAGAGCGCTTAAATCGCCTTAAACTCGATTTTAGGAAAATCGAGTTTTGAAGAACTCGGTGGAAGCATTTCCGTCTGATCATTTCCCTTTAATCAATCCAACATGATGCAAAATCCACTTTGTATTTGCATCTCATGGCTAAGAAAAAATCCAATTCTGAAAAACCTGATTTAACAGCACTTGAAACCACTCAAACAGCTGAAGTCACTTGGTTAGCAAATCAGTGGCAAGAACATCCAGTTGTTGGAATGACACCCCAACGTTTACACCAGTTATTGACAGGCGCAGAACAAGGCGACCTACAAGCTCAAGCTGATTTGTTTTCTGATATGGAAGAACGAGACGGTCATATCTTCAGTGAAATGGATAAACGAAAAAAAGGTGTCAATGGATTATCTTGGTCTGTTGTTCCTCCCCGAAATGCCAATGATGTAGAGCGCAAAATTGCAGCTGAAGTCAATGAGTGGCTTGACGATATCAAAGACTTTGAAATGTTTTTATTTGATGCGTTGGATGCTGTGGGTCATGGCTATAGTGCACAAGAAATCAATTGGCAGCGGCTTGGTAATATTTGGATTCCTAAGAGTTTTAATCATGTTTTACCTCGCCATTTCTTAACCCCATACAACCAGCCGAATGTATTACGTTTAAACGATGGCACACCTGAAGGTGCAGATTTCTTGGATTTTGGCTGGGTGGTTCATCGTCATAAAGCCAAATCTGGCTATATTGCCCGTTCGGGATTACATCGAGTTCTGTCATGGCCGTTTTTGTTTAAGAACTACGGCATTCGCGATGTCATGGAGTTTTTGGAAACTTATGGTTTGCCTAATAAAATTGGTAAGTATCCAGCTGGCGCAACCAATGAAGAAAAAATGACATTGCTACGTGCTGTCATGATGATTGGACGTAATGCTGGTGGCATTATTCCCAATGGGATGTCGATAGATTTTCAGGCAGCAACCGATGGCGACACAAAAAATCATTTTGATTTAGTCAATTGGTGTGAAAAGACTGAGTCAAAAGTGATTGTTGGCGGTACTTTATTGTCTCAATCGGATGGCAAATCTAGCACCAATGCATTGGGTAATATTCATGAAATAACTTTAACCAAAATTATTAAATCTGATGCAAAGCAAGTTGCTCGATCTATTTCAGATAGTTTGATCAGCCATTTAATGCGTTTGAATTATCCACAAATCACAGCAGATCGTTATCCTGATTTTCTATTTGATACTTCAGATACTGAAGATTTATCAACTTTTAGTGAATCTTTACCAAAGCTTGTAGAAATTGGTTTAAAAATCCCACGGTCATGGGCACAAGAAAAACTCGGCATACCTGAACCCGCTGATGATAATGAACCTATTCTTGCAAAGACTGAACCCCAAGTGGCTCAAGCTACGAATTCATTTTTGTATTCGGGCATGGGGTTGCCGAATCTTGCTGCCCTTAGTCAGTTACCCATTACAACCAATCCCGCTGAACTCACCGCTATCCGTGCGCAAATGTTGCTGGATCAGCAAATGCAACAGCAGCTCAACAATCAACACTTACAACAACAAGCTCAAAACTTTTTACCAACTTTGATTGCTCAGTTAAGTTCTGCGGAAAATATAGACGCTGCTTTAGCAATGCTTGCAGAAATCTACCCGAATAAAGATTTTGAAGCATTACAAGATGATCTTGAGAAGTTGATTTTTGCCAGTGATGTTTTAGGACGTCTTTCAATCCAAGAAAGTCGCAAGGCTGTGAAAGAGGACTAAGCGATGGATCAGCTCACCATGCAAACTGTCTTTGGTCAACCACCTAGAAAAGCCATTGAATATTTAGAACAAAAACAAATCATGCCCTCACAGGACTGGTGGCAAGTTCAAGGTAATTCGCATAACAAGGCTTTTGTTGTTGCCCACATGACACAGATTGATTTGCTTGAAGACGTGCGTAAGTCCTTGGTTGATGCGCAGAAAAATGGCTGGGATTTAAAGCGTTGGTCGCAAGAAATTGAACCCAAAATGAAACAGCGAGGTTGGTGGGGAAAACAAGACATTATGACCGAAGACGGTCAGCGCACAGTCCAACTAGGCAATCCATACCGACTTAAAACCATTTATCAAACCAATATGGCGCAGGCTTATGAAGCGGCTCGTCAGGAAAAAATGTGGCAAGACGATAGGATTTTTCCCTATGTCATGTATAGCGCAATTTTAGACAATAAAACCCGTCCACAGCATCGGTCATTGCATGGCGTAATCATGAAGAAGTCCGATCCAGCATGGCCTGCGATTGCGCCAAAAAATGGTTACAACTGCCGCTGCACTGTCATTGAAATGATGGAAATGGATATTCGTGGACAAAAAATTTATGACAGTTCAGGCTATCTACACATTGAAAATGTTGATACTAAAAATGGTGGTGTCGCTCAAATCGCACGTTTAGATTTTCCTGATCGTGCTTCATTCAGAACGGATGCGGGCTGGGTTGGTAGACCAGGGAAATATCCAACTGAGCAACTTTTAGAAAAAGCGGCAAAAGCTGATCCGATCATTTCCAGTAATGTTGTTAGAGAAGCATTTAAAAATAAAGAGATTGTTAAGCAATACAATGATGAAGTTAAGCAATGGATCAAAAGTGTAGACACACAAAAACCACGTGGTGAAATGCGCCCAGTGGGTACTTTGGACAAACAATTTTTAGATGTTTTAAAGAAGAAAAAAGGCGTTGAACTTGAAAGCTCGGTCATTACGGTACATGACAGAGAGACGTTAAGGCACATCAATCAAAGTCGTAAAACCCACAACCGTGAATGGGTTGAAAATATTGTTTTGCACCTTAACGGGAAGCACGATTTGTATTGGGATAAACCACATGCCACACCGCTGCTGGTTTTTGATGTTCAAGAAGCTGGCGCATTTTATAAATTAGTTCTTCAGATCAATCAGAAATTAAAAGGTCGGGATGTGGATGGTGTTAAACAAAATATTGTCGGGAATGTTATTCGGACTTTGATTGTTGAAGAGCCTGACAATATTTTAAAAAGTTCTGATTATGAATATTTAGCGACAAAAAAATAAGGTGGACTTTAATCTGTTCGGGACTCGAACCCGCATATACCGCATAACGGCTGGCTTCCAATAGCCTACTTTGATTAAAGCCCATCCTTAGAATTAGTTTAGAACACAAATTAGACAGGTGCAATATGACTATTATTCAAATCGGTGATCAATTGTCACAACGACTTGCTCTCGCTGCAAATCGTGTACAGCGTACTGAAGTTTTAACAGAACAATTAGAAAGAGCTTTGATTAGCCAAACCTTGCAAAACTTTCACGCACAAGGTCGCCCAAAATGGGCTGGCTTATCAACAGTCACAATTCAAATGTATGCCAAGCGTGGTATTCATAATTCAGCAATATTGCAAGTAACAGGTGCATTGCGAAACAGTATTCAGGGCGACTCAGATAAAGATTCTGTGACGATTCAGGCTGGATCGGGAGCAAGTGCTGCCTATGCTGCAATACAACATTTTGGTGGTATGGCTGGTCGTGGTCGTAAAGTCAAGATTAAAGCCCGTCCTTATCTACCGATCACCACTCAAGGTATTTTACAACCTGAAGCGGAACGAGCCGTGGATTATATTGCTGGCATGTTTATTTCAAATTCATTCATATAATAAAAATTTTATACATCTCAAAACTTGGCGGAAACCTTTCCGCCTAATCTTCTATGTAGATCAATTTCATACTGTAGGCTCTTGAATACCCTTAGTCTCAGTATGAATACAACACTACTCGCAGCTTCATGCTCATTCGACATAACCGTTTTACCGAACCGTCTGGTACTCATTCCTGAAGGAATTTTTCGCGGGATTGATGGACGTCCTTTTGACGCACCACATTGGAATTTAACGCCAGAGCGTGGTCGTGAAATTGCGGCTGTATTAAACCAGCGCAATATCAAAATGGTGATTGATTATGAGCATGCAACTTTAAAAGCCCAAGAAACAGGCAATGAAGCACCCGCTGCGGGCTGGTTAAAATCATTTGAATATATTAATGGAGTTGGATTATGTAGCACTCAATTTGAATGGACGAATAAAGCCAAAGGCT